CCGAGGCCTTGTCACGTCACCTTGACTTTAGCAAGATCCCTGACTTCAATTCTGACGTCCTCTCCGAGTGTGTGCAAGAGTCTGTTAGTACTTGGGCCACAGGTAAAACTGCCGTTGGTCTTGGCGCTATCTTTGACAAGTGGGACCCTGGCTTCCCGACCGAGTATTTGCCCACTTTCCTCAAGGGTCAGTGGATTAAAAAACAGGAAGCCCGAGGTGCCGCACCCAAGAAAGGCCAGATAGTCACTGATATGCACGTCAGCTTAACCCTCCAAGATGCTCCTTATGCTCTCTATATGGAGAAAATCCTGCGCGATGCTCTAGATCCTACCGTCTGTCTTAACTCACGTCTCTCTACTGACGATTTGCAGCAGTGGTATGATATGTACTGGGACCGTGACAAGGGTGTTACTGGCAATGATGTTACTGGCTGGGATGCCGGTTGTGAAGCTGAGTTTCTCTATGGCATCGATCTCTTCCTTATGGAACTGTGTGGTTTCCCGCAGCATTACATTGATAGCTACTTACACCGTCGGCTTAATAGTTATACACATCTGGGGCCTTTCCCGATTATGCAAGCCTCTGGTGACCGCTATACTTGGTTGCTCAACACTTACCGGAACATTGCTATCACTACGCTCTATTTCTCCCTTCCGCGCGGCACTGTGATGGCTTTCTCGGGTGATGACGCTATAATTTGTGGTTCCTTCAAAAAAAATCGTTCATTCATTTCTCGGCATTGGACTATGCAGTTCAAGCCCTTTTGGGGCGACACTGGCCCTTTTTGTGGCTGGACTTTCGGTCTCCCTTCACTTTATATTTCTGCCTCTTCCCTTGCTTATCGTGTTCGTGTTCTCATTCAGCGGGGTGTTGCTTCCCCCGACACCTGGCGTTCCGCTCGGGACGCTCTTCCTTTTATTTCCCCTAATTCTCCTCATGGAGCGATTGCCATTCATATTATCAATATGGCGAATGCGCTTTACCATACTTCCATCGTTGCTTGATTTCTTTTTTGTTGCATGACTTTTGTTATCTTGTGGTTTTCTTTTGTTTTACCTTTTTAAACTTTTTCTTTTCCACTCTTCTTTTGGGGGTTCGGTTCCCGTAAGACCGCTAAAATTGGACTTGATGTTCTTTCTTTCCAGCCCGTGACTGCCCTTTGTTGGGTGCGATCGGGTGTCGATGATTGGGGATACCCGGCAGCAATGTCGTTAGGCACTCTCCGGTTGGTCTTAATTGACTGACAGCTTGCCGTATGCATGTAGTGGCCCCATACACTGTTAGCTACACCAAGCTTACATGCTGTCCTTGCCGATCATCCTAATTAGATGAGGAGACTGTTTT